CCGCGGGAGAAGAGCGTGCCGGCGAACTTGAAGATCCCCTCGGCGAGCTTCTGGGATGCGAGCTGCTGGATCGCGGCCGCGATCGAGCGAATCGCGTCGAGGCCCGTTTGCTTGAGATTCGAGAAGCCCTCCATCCCCGAGTCGAAGAAATTGGTGAGGGCATTGAGGCCGGCGTTCTCGAGCGTCGCCCCAAACTGCGCCATCGCATTGTCGGCGGCCGAGATGTGGAGCGCGACCTGGCCCACGGAATCCGCCAGCGCTTGCGCCTGCGCGATCTTTTCCGGATCACCCGTGGCTTCCGCGGCCGCGAGTTGGGCCTGGGCGAGCTGCTGAATCGTGACGAGCCGTTGCTTCTCGAGCTCGAGGATCTGTTGCTCCCCGCTGAACTGTCCGAGCACGCCAGCCGAGACCTCATCCTGGATCTTCTGGCGATCCGCGGCGAGCGCGTTGAGGGCGCCCTGGGCCTGCCGCGTGATCTCGTCGAAATCGGCCGAGCCTTTCCGCGCGGCCGCGCGCTGCGTCACCAGCACGGCATCGCTAAGGCTGGGGGCCCCCTTCTTGGCTTCGATCGAGCGGAGCTCCGCTTGCCGCTCCTGCTCGATCGCGGCGAGTTCGGCCTCATGCCGGCGTCCCTGCGCCTCGAGCACGCTTTGCTCGAGGGTGAGCCGGTCGCTCGCGAGCTCCCGAATTGCGTTCTTCTCTTCGAGCGTGATGTTGGCGAGCTCGTTCTCCCGCTCGAGTCGGACCGAGGCAATCTGGGTATCGATCTGAGCCGTCTCGGTCGTGCGCTTCTGGGTATCGGTTTCGGCGGCCAGGAGGGCGCGCTTCTTGAGCAGCGTCGCGATCTCGGCGTTCGATTCCTGGGTCACGACCTGGCGCCGGCGCTGGAAGAACTGCCGGACGTCGATCAGGCCGCGTTCGAATTCGCGCTTGTCTGCCTCGCGGCGTAGACGCGCCTGGAGCTTCGTAAACTGCAGCTCTTTCTCGAGCAACGTGCGGGCGGTCTCGGACCGCCGCTGGAGCGCGGTCGTGCTATCACGTTCGCCGGCACCCGCCTCGGTTCCACCTGTTTTGCCCTTGAATCCCGGCGGAAGCTCAGGACCGGCCGCTTTACCGAATGCGAGCTGCAGGCGTGCCTTCTGTCGCTTGTCTTCCTCGTCGCTCAGGCGGCGGATTTCCGCCAGCCCGCCTTTCACGATGTCGACGGCGTCGTTCACATTGCCCCGAGCAGCTGCCTTGGCTGCAGCTCCCACGCTACCCACGATCACCCCGACGGTCCTGACCGCCGTCACGATTCCATCGATAGCCGCGGATACGATGAAGACCAGGAAATTCACGACTTCCCCAACGCCCTTTCCCCATTCCTTCCACGCGTCGCGGTTACCTTTCAGCTCCCCGCTTACGAGCTGAAGCGCGTTTTTGATTTCGGGTAGGAAACCGGACGCGAAGCTGGCGCCCGTCACGCGGGCCTGAAGCTTGAGAATGTCGAGCTGGTCATTCACTTCCTTGATGGTCCGCACCATCTCGTCATCCAATAGCGTGCCGGCCTCGCGCGAGCGTTCGATAAGGCCGCCGAGCCCCTGCTCGGCCAGATCGTGAAGCGTGGGGATGAGGGCAGCGCCCTGGCGTCCGAGAAGCGACATGGCAATCTGGGTGCGCTGGGCCGGATCCGGCACGGCGACGAGGCGCTTCGCAATGAGCTCGAGCGACTCGGCCGCGTTCTTGCCCTGGAAATCTCTCGCCGCGAGTCCCAGCTTCGCGAAGTTCGCGGTCGCCTGCGGGCTGTCGTCCCGGAGCTCCGCTACGGATTTGTTCGTGCGGTCCAGCGCTGTCGTGACATCACCCAGGTTCTTGTTGTTCTGGATGGCCGCGTGCTGGAGCGCGGAGAGCTGCTCGACCGCGACGCCGGTCTGAACGGCGACATCCCCCATCATGTCCGCGGTCTCGATGCCGCCGCGCACCAGGCTCGCGAACCCAGCGGCGCCCGCGACGGCCGACAGCGTCACGCCCACGCCGGCCAGAAGCTTGGTGGTTCCGCCGAGAACGGAATTCAGGCCTAGGAAGCTGCGGGAGGGCCGGCCCGCCGTCTTGTCGGATTCCTCCCTGATCTTGTTGAGGGCCGCCACGACTTCGGCGACGCCTTCGGCCGAGAGCTTTACCCTGACATCAGGCGTTGCCATTGCGGTTCCTCAGAATCTCGGGAACGTCAGGCGGGTGGAGATTGCTCGACTTCTTCGCCCAGGGCGCGGCGATCTGGTAGCTGAGGACCTGGAAGCGGTACTCCGCGAGCGTTTTCAGTTTCACGCGCCTCCGGTATGCGCGCAGCGCTTCGCGTAAGGGCCAGCGGATCACGCGCTGCGCAACGTCGTGATCCCCGTCCGCGAGCTCGGCGACTAACTCGGTCCAGTGCCCATACCGATAGTCCCGGACTCGATATTTGAGATGGGGCCCGCCTTTTCCGGGTTGGAGGACGTCTCGATAGTCCTGACAGAGGCGAGCCCGGATTGAAAAAAATCGATCAGCAGCGTGGCGACCAGACTTCGAACCTGGGCCTTGTCTTTCTCGCCGGTGAGCGACCCAAGGAAGCGCGCTGTCTCCTGCCCCTTCTCGGGGGTCCAGTCCTCACCCGCCCGCTTGCCGGGATCCTTGGGTTCGGGAACGAGAAGGCACCCCAGGAGAGAGAGTGCCTTCCCGCTCGCGATCACCTGGCGGATGAGGCGCTCGGCAAATACCTCGGCGGATTCCCCGGCCTGCATCTCAAACTGATCGAGACCGGCCGCGGTCTGGAGAGCGAGGAAGTGGTAGTCGTGTTCGACCGTGCTCTCGCCCACGTGGACGAAAGCACGGCCACCCAGCTCGTAGCGCATAGTCGCCTCTTAGCCGATGGTCAAGATCTGGCCGTAGGGCTCGTTCGGGTGGTTGACCTTGTCCGACAGAACCTTCCCGCGGAGCGAGAACTCAGCGAACTCGTCGCCGATGAGCGGGAACGCGCCGTCAGGCGACATCTTGACGCGCCAGAGGTCGACCTTGAGCTTCGGACCGTTGAGCGGATCGCCGATCAGCTGGAAGCGTCCCAGAACGGTCGCGTCGAAGGGCGATACCTTCGGCATGTCGCCGGCCACGAAGGCCGCCTTCGTGTAATCGATCTCGAGAACGGTCCCGTCCGCGATCGAGCTCGTGGGCAGGATGTAGATGCGGCCGTTGGCCAGGTCCGCTTCGTAATCGGTGGTGGCCGAGTACGTCGGGGTGCCGCCGGTGCCGGTCACCACCACCGCGCTGATGGGCTTCGTCGCGGTGGCGAGCACGTTCAGCTGGATGTAACGGTCCTTGTACGAGACTGCGGCTTCGTTCGAGACCGAGCCCGAGCTCTGCGTCGGGCTGCTGGCGGTGCCCTTGAGGGCAAGCGCCATCTTGTCCTTCTCGAACTCCGTCATCTTGAGCGTGAGTTCGGGATTCGTGCGAATGTCGACCGACGCCAGGAGCCCGCGCTCCTTGGTGGTCGAGTCGTAAATCTCTTTCGTCTCAACGGAGCCCGCGAGCTCGGCCTGGGTGCAGTTCCCCAGGAAGATGAGGCCCTGGGAAGCGCCGGCCCCACTGAAGCGGTCGAAGTACACCAGCGCGCTATTGAGCAGAACCTTTGTTCCGTCAGCAACCTTTGACATCTCGGCGCTCCTTGTTCGGAGCGCCGCCGCGGCGGTACCTTATTCAGGCACTTCGGGGCTCCGCTCCGTTGTGTGTGGGGGGAGCCCTCGGCCTCGTAAACTGAGGGGCTCCCTCCAGCTTTCTGAAACTGTTCTCTACTTCCCTGCTTCCGGATCTCCCGCCTTAGTGATGTAGGTGATCCGATAAACCGCCGTCGCTTTGCAGGCGCTCATGTCCTCGCCCGCATCATCGAACCTCGTTCCCACTAGCCCGCAGGCCAGCGCAATGTCTTTCCAGTTCGCGCTCCCGAGCGCTTTCTCGACCCACTTCGTGAGTGGGTCCGTGGCCTCTTGCGCCGAAACGGCAGCGGTTCCGTACGCCGCGCACTCCACGTGCAGCTCGAGATGGCGAACGATCGGGGACCCAGGCAGCTGATTCAGCGGTGGGCCCTCGTCGAATTCCTTGCCCGGCACGGTCCGCTGGCGAAAGAGGGGGCTGCAGGTATCGCTGGCCATGCGACAGCGAATTGCCGGCGCCGTGGCGCGATCGACCGACGCGATGCTGCCGCGCGCGGTCGCGGGAACGCCCGCCGGCGTCCCGGTATTGAGCAGCGTCACGGCCCTGACCGCGAGCTGCTCGCGGATGCTGCTCATGACTTGGTGCAGTAAAAGGCCATGATGGCTCCATCCTGCTCCTGCCTCATCTCCCGGACCTTCACGTCAAACGGTGACTCGATGGTTCCCGAGTAGTTCCATATCGGTCCCTTGGTCTTCACCGTGACCGTGTCCCCGATCTTGATCGTGGGCCAGTCGCCGGTGCGGCCGCGCAGCACGATCCGCTTTCCGATAATCGATCCACCCGTCTCGAGCGCGATCGCTTCCGCGTCCGTCTCGTCGTAGAAGACCTTTTTGGTCAGTGTCCCGAAGGTCGCGTCACCCCCGAAATCGTCGAGCATCTCGGGGATGTCGTCCGTGCCCGCGAACGGCATCGCGGTTTAGCTGTACTTCTTGAGCCCGACCGCCTCGACGCCGAACGGATAGGTCGGGGTGGTTCCACCGAATGTGGCCACGACCTTCACGAAGGCCTTCACTCGGTCGAGATCGACGGCAATCACCTTGACCCCCGCGGTCGTGGTGAATTGGGTCCAGGCTGCGCCGGTGACGTCGGCATAGGTGCCGCCCGAGGTGTCGGAGTGCTGGAGCTTGAGATCCAGCGTCTGCGCAGAGCCGGCAGTCGGCGCTCCCACGCTCGCGATGAAGAGCATCGTGCCCTCATACACCGTAACGTCGAACGCGGTGGCCGTGAGCGACGTGCGTGATAGCACCGCCTCGATTTGCTGGACGTCTGCTTTTGCGAGAACGCGAGGGAAACCAGGCATCTGAGTCCTCCTCCGGGCACTTCCCCAATGACGGGGATGGCCCCATCTGCCGTACCACAAAACCGGTTACTTGCCCGCCTTGCCCTTCTTCTCCTCGCCCTTCTCGAGCGCGGCAAGCTCATCCTCTGAGATCGGGACAACGAAGCCCTGAAGGACCTTCACCTTCGCGTCCTTATCGGAGAGCTCGAGAATCTCTCCCTCGAACACATCTTTGCCGCCACCGATACAGAACGCGCTAATGACCTTGACCTTCATGCCGCTCTCCTTTTTTTGGATCCGGGATCACCGCTCTCGATGACCCCGGCCCGCACTCTGGCCGCCACCCCTACGGCCAAGGTTTGGTTACGCGATCTTGGCTCCGGTGGCCTTGGTGAACGATTCGCCGTGGCGGAGGATCACATCGAGCAAGTGGTAGGAGATGACCCGCAGCATCGCCTGGCCGGCGAGCGTGTACGGATCCACCGTCACTTCGATTCCGCCCCAGAATCCGATCACCACATCGTTCCAGTTGCCGAAGATCATTCCGTGCTCGTCGGAGCCCGCACCCATGTCCTTACGAACCTGGTTCGTGGCGCCGGCCCGATAGCCGCCCATAACGCCCTCACGGAAGGTCCCGGTCCAGATCGGGCGCGCGCCCGCGGCCGAGAACTCGAGGGTTTGCATCATCTTCCCGGCCATGAGGGGCGTGGTCATCCAGGCAAGATTTCCGACGTCGGCCTGCTTGTCGGCGACCGCGCTCTCGCAGTCGATGATCTTCGGATAGTCCGGCACGCCGCCCATCGCCTTGACGTTCACGTCGGGCGCGACGTAGATGCCGGTGGGTTCCCCGTTCACGCCGGCGCCATGGAGCACGGACTTGTCGATGATCCGCGCATCCGCGTTCACGAGCTCATCGCGGACCATGGCTTCGGAATCGATCGAGGCTTGCGCGATCAGCTGACGCGAGAGCTTGCCCATTCCCATGACGGTTTTGGGCGACAGCATCACGAGACCGGTGCCCAGGTCGCTGTCCGTGACATCGACCCCGCCGTTTTCCGGCATCCAGTACATGGCCATGCCGCCCGTCTGCTTCGGGAACGGGATGGGGGCCGTGAGGTCGGAGAGGATGCGCGCGCCGAAGCTCGCCACGAGGGGGCGCGTGCGGAGCAGCTCGATCAAGTCCTGGGCATTCTCCTGCACGAGCTCGAGGCCCTTGCCGGCGGTCTTGGAATCGAGGGCGCGCACGTCGCGCTGACTGGTGCGAAGCGGGAGATAAATCCCGCCGTGGTCCTCGAACTTCGGATGGAGGCGGCTCTTGAGCTGCTGATGCACCTCGCCCTCGAGGCCATCGGGCTCCCCGCGTCCTTCCCGGAGGCGCAAGCCCTGCTCGAGCGCGCGCCGGTAGGAGTAGCGCTCGAGATCCCTGGCGTTCCCAAGTTGCTCGGCCGGCGGCTGGCTCGTGCGCGTCTGCTGCTTCTGCTTGAGATCGAGGATCATCAAGCCGACGTCGCGCTTCGTGAGCCCCTGCGCCACCCAGTCGGCGGCGTTGGCGAGCACGCCTTCGCGCTTGCAGAGATCCATGATCTCTTTCACTTCCTCGTTCCGCTTGGTGAGCGTCTCCTCCACCGTGATCGTTGCCGCGGCGGATGCCGGAGCAGGCGCAGTCCGGGTTTCCGGCTGAGTGGTTTCCTTATTGGGATCCGGCATTGTGCGTTCCTCCTGCTCGGGCGCTTGGTCGCCCATGTCCGTCTCGACCCAGTTGAACTGCTGTTCCCGGCTCTGGCGATCGCCAGCGGAGCGACCCAGGCCGACCTCGGGATCTGCCGGAATGGCGGCCATTGAGACCTCCAGCGGCTTCCAAAGCGTTGCCCGGAAAACTTTGACCAGCTGGTCCCCGACCTGACGCGTTTCCACTAGCTTGCGCGTGATGATCTGGTAGCCAACCGAGACGCGTTTGCGGATACCGTCGATGACGTCCTGCTCGATCGCGCGCGGGCTCGCGCCTCCGAATGCAGACCCGGCCTCGGAACGACTGAAGATGATGTCGCCGCGGATCTTGCGCTCCGAGACTTTCGATTTTTCGAAGGTTCCGATCTGATCACCGTAGTGATTGCGCAATACCGGGAGGCCATTCCGCATCCAGGTGTCATCGATCTCTTCCGGCTTATGGCCGAGGATTTCGATCCACCGCTCCCCCGTCCACCAATCGCGCCGCTCGACTTCGAATTCGCTCGACACCGCGAATTGATGGCGGGCGAGCTGTCCCGCTGCGGGCGGGGCTTCGCCCTCCTTGGAGGCGCGTTCCAGAACTTCGATGTCGAAGTCCCGATGCATGACAGGCATCTGCGTCTTCATCGAGGCAGATTTTTGGCGCATCGGAGGAGCGAATCCAATTCAAGAATTTCTTGAATTGGATTCGGGACCGTGCCGGGCTCAAATTTCGGGCGTGGATACCACCAATCTCACGGCTCTACCGGATTCGTTTCCCGCCGGCATCAGCATCAGTTATCTGAAATCGCTGACGGGATATTCAAACGCAACCTGGACGCTGCACCTCTATCTCGCTGGCCCGAACGCGCTGGAAGTAACGGGCGTCGCAGAGGGTTCCGGCTGGCGCATCACACTCGATGCCGCCGCCACGGAGGAGCTGGGCGCCGGCACCTATCAATGGATCGAGCGGTTAGAGAAGACGACCCCACTCACCCGATTCGAGCTCGCGAGCGGGACGGTACAGGTGAAGCCGGCGATCGCGGGGGCCGGCGATGGAGATCTCCAGAGCTGGGCGGAACGAACGCTCGGAGAGGTCGAGACTGCGATCAAGGTCCGGCTCGCCGGCGGCGTGCTGGATAGCTACTCGGTCAGTGGCCGCGCCGCGCAACGCGTTCCTCTCGAGACGCTCTACAAGATGCGGGCCGAGCTCACCACCATCGTGGCGCAAGCCAAGACCGGCGCCAGACCCTCCAAACAGATCCTCGTCACGTTCAACCAACCATGAAAAACACCAATTTAGGCCAACGCCTTCTCCGTGCCTCCCTCGAGCTCATGCCGCAAGCCCAGCGCGCGGTGCGGGCGTGGGATGCCTTCCATGGTCGGTATCGGCGAGATGCCTACCAGGGCGCCGGCATCAACCGGCTCGTCGCCGATTGGATGGCGACCACGCTCAGCCCCGATTCCGAGGTGAAATGGTCGATTCGCCGGCTCCGCGCGCGCGCGCGGGATCTCGCTCGCAACGACGGCTATGCCAAGCACTTCGTGCGGCTGGTCGTCACAAACGTCATCGGCCCCATGGGGTTCAAGCTGAAAAGCCGCGTGCGGCGCGGTGACGCGCTCGACAAGGATACGAACGCCACCATCGAGACCGGCTGGACGGAGTGGTGCAAGAGCCGCGTCACCACCGACGGGAAGATGAACTTCCGCGAGGCCCAAGTGCTCGCGCTCCGTTCGATGGTCGCGGATGGCGAAGTGCTGGTTCGCTTCATGCCGGGGCCGCAATATCCGCATGGGCTCGCGCTCCAGCTCATCGATGCCGACATGCTCGACGAGTCCTTGAATCGAAGCCGGTTCGACGGACAGAACGAGATTCGAATGGGCATCGAAGTGAATGAGCTGGGACGCCCCCTCGCCTATCACTTCTTCGCCGATACGGCGGGCCGACCCGGCGTCTCGATGCTTGATTCCTCCCGCCGGGTGCGCATCCCCGAGGACGAGATCCTCCATCTCTTCTCGATAGAGCGGCCGAACCAGACGCGTGGCGTCACATGGCTTCACGCCGGAATGTACCCCCTAAAAATGCTGAATGGGTACCAAGAGGCGGAGCTCGTGGCGGCCCGCGTCGCGGCCGCGAAGATGGGCTTCATCGTGTCCCAGGAAGGCGTCACGGGCGAAGCCAGCGATACCACCACGCCGGCGGTTTATGAAGCAGCTCCCGGAACCATGGAGGAGCTCCCGAGCGGCAAGACGTTCCTCGGCTGGGACCCCGTTCATCCCGTTGCCGCGTTCGGCCCGTTCGTCAAGGCGTGTCTCCGTTGGGTCGCTTCCGCGTTCGGCGTTTCCTATAACGGCCTCGGCAACGACCTCGAGGGCGTGAACTACAGCTCGCTACGGGACGGTCGCCTCACCGAGCGCGACGCCTACCGCATGATCCAGGAACACTGGATCGACCAATTCATTCGCCCCGTCTATGCCGCCTGGATGCGCACCGCGCTCATGACCGGTGCACTCGAGCTCGCCACCCTGGATCCCGCCGCCTATGCCCCGTTCGCGCTCTGGCGCGCGCGCGGATGGCAGTGGGTCGACCCCCTCAAGGACATCGCGGCCGCGGAAAAGGAAATCGGGCTCGGCGTCAATTCCCGCACCCGCATCTGCGCCGAATCCGGCGACGACTTCGAAGAGATTGCGGAAGAGCTCGCGGACGAGAGGGAGATCGCGGAGGAACTCGGGATCTCCATCGATGGCTTCGACAACGCGGCCGCGGCAACGCTTTCCAATCAACTCATGCAAGACGACGCGACGGACCAGACGGGCGGGGGCCAGGCGGAAGACGACGACGAGCCGCCGGCGAAGAAGACACCCGCATCGAAGAACGGCCGGCACATCGTTCCGGCTCGGAGGTTCTGACCATGAATAAGCTCTCGGCGTTTCTCCTCGTGGCCGGATTGCTGTTGTGCGGCACCGCGAACGCGCAGATCGATGCGGATCACACGCGCTACGACAATACGAAAGCGGCGAGCTTTCACCGCACCATCGATTTGTCGGCCGCCGGCGCGGCCGCCGACAGTATCGTCTGGTTCGGGTTCGAGGCCTGGACCTTCACGGTTCTGCGCATGAACAACAACGTGATCGTGACACCCATCACGGTGACGGATGTCCTGACAGATGGGTCGCTGTTCAGCAGCCGCAATATCGCGAACCCCCGAGCCGGCGAGAAGAAATTCCTTTGGGAGCCCGACACCCTCACAGCGACCCACATCTCGACCGACTATTGCTGCGGCGGCGCGATCGGGGTGCAGCTGCAAACAATGGGGACGCCCGCCTTTGTGCCGGTCTACGGGAGTGTACGTCCGTGAGCCCGCGGGAACGCCGCCTCGCTGCCTTCGTGCTCGTGGGCGGGCTCCTGGGCATCGCGCTCGGTGCCATCAAGGCCTGCGCCGCCCCCGAGACCATCAACAGCAGCGTCACGACGATCAAGCTGCAGGACGGCGTCTCTCCATCGGCAGGCTCTGATTTCTTCCGCGATACCTATATGTGCTCCGCGACGCCCGATTCAGGATTGAATCATGGGACCGCGGACACATTGCGCGTAGCGGGATTCGCCAACGCGGCGACCTTCAAGAGCAAGGCGAACCGCATCCTGATGTCGATCGACCTCCGGGGGGCACTCCCGGATTCGTCCGAGATCCGACGCGTGCGCCTTTTTCTCTATTGCGTCCTCGGCACGACCGGCAATCCGGCCGACACGCTCGAGGTGTGCCGCGTCCTGCAGCCGTGGAACGAAGGGACGGGCGGCATAAACGGAGCCGCACAAGCCGCGAATGCGGACTGGCGGAACCATACCGGGAAGGCCTGGATCAGCGCCGGCGCGTCCACGCAACCCGCCGCCAATCCCGACTGGCTCGATTGGTATACGAGCGGCGATTCCAGCACCGTGAATCCTCCCTTCACCGGGCAGGACTCTTTGAGTTACGGCGGGAACGGCAGCATTTACGACTGCACCCGTTCCAAGATCCTCTGGGTCCAAAAGTCTGGGAGCGCGGCCAATCGCCTCGGCTGGCAGGCCGTCGACATCACATCGCTCTGCCGTGGGTGGCAATCGGGCACCTACGAGAACAACGGCCTCTTGATCCGCACCCACAACAATGCCGCCAACAAAGTCTGGGGATTCGCCTCGAGCGAGGCGCCCTACAAGCTGCGGCGCCCGTATGTCCTGATCGAATATATCGATTTCACGGGCGGCAATGGCTCGAGCCAATCCGGCGGTTCCGGAGCATCCACGCGCCTCGGCATTCCCGGTCGGAGCATGGGCCTTGGCGGTTCGTAAAGCTCTTCTCCTTCTCGTCCTCGCGCTCGGCCTTGCCTGGGGACAATCCAACGCGTTGGGGCTTCGCCGCGCGATCTCGAGCGGGCGCGAAGTCTTCAAGCCCTATACGTTCTGCTTCCTCGGGTGCACGCATGTCGGCGGCCCCATGGGAGGCGGACAGCTTCCCTGGGATCCAGACCTCTACAACCCCAGCAATCCCCGCAATTGGTACCAGCTTCGACACTTCGTCGATTCGATGAACGTGGCGGGATGCGCGTTCGGCATCGTGGCCGGCGATTGGGCCCACGACATCTGGATGGGGGTACCCGAGTGGGCCGACTCGGCCTATTCCGCCATGAACCGGGCGCACTTCCCCTGGTATCGCGCGATGGGGAACCACGAAGCCTTTACCGCCGACACCCTCGCGCACCTCAATCCGTACGCCGGCGCCGGCGCCCGATTCGGGATTCCCAACTATTACTTTCTCGATGTCAAAAATCTGCGGCTAATCTTTCTGCAGAATAGTTGCAACTACAACATCACGAGTTCCACGGACTATCAGGTCAATAACCCATGGTACGGCGGCCGGATCCCTGGCTATGACTGGGATGGGATCACAGATCCCAATAGCCCCCAGCGCCAGATGCTCGCCACGGCCATGGCGGGACTCAATGGCCGCATACCGGTCCTGGTCGCGCATCGCCCGACCTACGGTTCCAACGACAACACCCCCAGCCGGCTGTCCTTCGGGCGGGGCGCGCGCGGCACCGGCTATATCCATAGCGCCGAGCTCGCGCTCGCGACCGGTCACCGCGGCCTCGGCTTATTCGCCGATCAGCACATCACGCTCTGTACGGAAGCCATCTTCGACTCCGCGGTCGCAGCGAAGAATGGACGCGGCTTCTACCACAACCAGGTCAACAGCGGGAGCGGCCTCCGAATCTGCGACAGCACCAACACCTTTGTGGCCGGCACGCCGTGGCTCCAGTGCTACGTCTGCGACAAGGAAGGCACGTCCAATCCAACCCTGACCGCCGCCAGGACCTCGAAAGGCATCGAGGAAACGATCACCAGCACGAACGATCCCGATTGTGACTATCGGTGGTTTGCCATGACGTTCGACGTGCGCGGCGATGCGATCGTGCGCCGCGTGTGGCGCGTCTATTCGCCCCGCAGCTCGGGCGCCCCTGGCTACCGCGGCGCGGGCGCCCTAGTGATGGTCGACGAACGCACCCTCTACATGGACGTGCGGGATCGATGAAGAACGGCATGCCCACGAACGGGCGCGTCCCCTGGGTCTTCGTGCGTTGGGCCATTGCATTTCTCGTATGGGCGGTGTCGGCGCTCTTCGCCGGCGGCGTCTGGGTCGCGAAGGTGAACCAGGGGCTCGAGAAACAGGATCAGTCCATCGCCAAGCAAGACACCACGAATCTAAAGCTCGATCACCTGGCCATGATCGTTTACGACCTCCAGGCGGCTCGGAGGGATGACCACGAGATCGTGACCGCGACCGCGGATCGGCTCGTCGCCCATGACCGCTGGAGCCGTGAGCGAAGCCACGAGATCGAAACGCGGCTCGAGCAGCTCGAGGATCCGCGCGCAATACGGCTCCGGACCGAAGCCGCCGCCACCAAGGAATTGCTGCGCCGGCAAGCCGAGGAACGCCGGAAGCGGGACCAGGAAGAGGAGGCGAGCCAGAACCAGCTGCTGCAACGCCTGCTCGATCGGAGGCGACCGTGAAACTCATTTGTCTCGATGCGGGTCATGGTGGCCAGGACAAGGGCGCCAGCTTCCAGGGTCTCGATGAGAAGGAAGTTGTGTACGACGTGGTGCGCCGGCTCGAGCTGCGTCTCATGCCAACCGTCCAGCTCCATTGCTTCCTGACCCGAGACAAGGATGTGTTCGTTCCCCTCGAGGACCGGGTCAAGTTCGCGAATGATCACCACTGCGATTTCTTCGTGTCCGTCCATACGAACGCGGATGCGGATCCCGACGATCCCGGAATGCCGGAGGCCCGCGGCGCTGAGGTCTGGATCACCACGGGGAGCCCCAAGAGCCGCCAGCTCGCGGACGCCATGAGCTGGGGCATGCAATGGCAATTCCCGGATGAGCCGTGGCGCGGGATCAAAGAGCGTGGTCTGTACGTGCTCCGAAACACCCGCATGCCCGCCGCGCTGGTCGAGCTCGCCTTCATCGACCACTCGGACACGAACCGCAAGCTGCGCGACGCCAGCGTGCGCGAAGAGATCGCCTTCGCGCTCGAGATGGGCGTGATCCGTTACCTCAGTCTCTAAAGGAGGATCTCGTCATGTCAGGAACCAATGCTCCCCCGGTCAAGGAAGTCGGGAGCGCGCCCGGCAAGTTCAGCTGGGGTCACGACGGCCTGAAGGTGCTGAAGCTCGCCGCCTACGCTGCCGCGAGCGTGTTCATCACCAGCCTTCTCGCGCAGATCGAAAGCCTCCACGTGAATGAATGGTGGGTCCCAGCGGTAGGGGCATTCCTTCGTTTGATCGAGGGGTTCGTCCGGGATACGCGGGCCAAGCTGGTGGCTCCGATCCTCGCGATCGGGCTCCTGAGTTCGCTCATGGCCGCGAGCCCGGCGGTTGCCGGAACGAAAACCATGAAGGACGTGCAGGGGCATCGCTATGCCGTGGATACCAACACCCAGATCACGCCCGGGGCCGGCAGCGGACTCGGCGCCTTGATCGGCGACGCGATCGATACCACCGCGCTCTACGTACAGCACGACTGGGATCTGAGCTTTGGATTCCAGGGAACGGGTGCTAACAACGACTCCGGCGAAGAAGAGATCGCGATGGCGTCTATCGAGATCGCGAAGTTCGTGAGCAAAAACATCAAGCTCGGCCTCGAGGTCTCGCGCCCCAATTTGGCCGTACCGGAGGTCTACGCGGTTGCGCCGACCTTCCAAGCCACGCTGTTCACCCACCCGTACGACTCCTGGTCGAAGGGGCTGCGCGTGAAGCTCTTCAGCTGGAACCAAGCGATCGGCGAGAACGACATGCTGAGCGGCGGGGCGTTTTCGGTCGAATGGCAGGCCACTGCTTTTGCCGCGTTCCCGGTCGGCTGGGGATCGCTGCAAGTGGATGCAGGTCTCAAGCGGACGTTCACCGCGATGAGCGAGGACGTGCCGGACAAGAGCGCAATCGTGGGCGGCTTCCGAGCCAACGTCTGGCTCGTCCGCTAGTGCAGTGCCGATCCTCGCCGTCGATTGGTTCGGATGCGCGGATTCCTTCGAGTTACTGATCGGGCTCGGAGCGATCGCGATCCTGTCCTTCTCGGCGGGGTTCGGGACCGCGAAAGCGGACGCGCTCATCCGCGATGTTCTGGCTCGGCTCAAAGGCCGGCCACGAAAGGAGAGCAAGTCATGAAGCGCATTCTCTTGTTAGTCCTGGTCGCCGCGTTGGTGTCGTCCCCATCATGGGCCAGGAAGCCGGCCAAGAAGGTTGCGGTGACCTTCGAGGCTTCAGGCGTATCGCCATTGGATGTTCCGGCGCCGGATCCGGCCACGGTCACGATCTGGCTCCAGAACGAAACGACCGAGAATCTGTCGTTCCAATATGGGTGCGACTCTTGCGGGTGCGAAATCGGAGCCCTGCAGTATTGCGGCCCGTTACTCGCACAGCAGAATTGCACGACCCATCTCTATGACCCGCTGCCCTGCAATGCCAGAACCGTTCTATATGGCGTTGTCCGGATCAAGTCCCCATCGGGTCATGACCTGAAAGTCAACGGCGAGCTCCTGCCTGGGTACCAATTCGGTGGCAATGCGCCCCGGGACATTTGGCGCTATCACGTTGCATGGCAATGAGGCGCGTCACGCTTCTGTTGCTACTGCTGGCCGGGTGTGGCCGCGACTCGTTCGAGAAGGACGTCGCGGCGCCGGCAAGCCCCTGGTGGGAGCGCTGCCCCCAGGTGGCCCCATTCGTCTACCGCCAAAACTGCACCCTCTGGCCATCCGTGGTGATCGCGGATGGTGAGACAACGTTCCTCGCGCCGGCGACGATTGAGCTCTTTCCCCGCACGGAGGTCCTGAGCTGGCGCTTTGCGATCCCTTGGGATCCCGAAGGCCTGGGCCCGGGCGAGTTCATCCTGCTCGAGCATGGGGATACCACGACCGCGAGCTGGCGGCCGGACGGAGGGGCGTGATGCGCCGGATCCTCCTGGCGGCATTGCTGCTCTGCTCCTGCGAGCGCATCGATCCCGAATTCCTCACCGGGACCCAGGGATCTGCCGTACCGCTCGAGGTCTCGCCCCATTTCAGACATCGGGGGATCTATTACCAAACCAGCCCGATGTACCAATGCCGGGAATGGTTCGCCTTAATGTACGAGGAAGGTGTCGTTCCAGAGGCTCCGAACTTCGACGCCATGAAAGCGGTCAATCCGCTGTTCAAGGGGTACACGTACAAGAGCGCGACCGACACCTATACGGCCCTCAAGGACGGCCTCACGCCGCATCCTGACGGTGTCCGGTACGCACAGATAGCCACCTCGCAAGGCGTCGACCCGGAGTCCATGTATCTGCATTGGGCTGACACCACCACAGTGACGTGGTGGATCGGCAGTGAAGGGCCTCAACCGTACACGTACCTACCCGGTTCTCGCGTCGAAATGTACGGCGGCGGGCACCAGAATGCCGGGTACCGTCACCTGCATTCCTTCCTCCCTGCAACACGGCGCGTGCATGAGCTCTTCCACCAGGAGGCCGCGGCACGATGTCCGGGTGTCTATTGCTTCGATGGGCTCTTTCTCGATAATTGTGGGTCCATTCTTTATAGCTGGGGCGATCCGCTCCTCAGTGGTGGGACGGTGCGGGAAGCGGGACTCAAGATCAACAGCCTCGCGTTCCGTTCGTGGTACTGGACCAACCTTCGAGATTATTTGTCGATGCTGACCGCTGACACGCGGGAGCTGATCGCAATCAATTGCTCGAATAGCTGGACCGACGATTACCTCGACTACGACGTGGCGGATCGATTGGTGCAGGAATTCGTCGGCAATCCGATCCGGGACAGCTTCCCCCCCATCGGCGAGCTCGCGCGCCGCCATGAAAAAGCCGCAATGCATGGCATCGGCATCTGGACCTCGGCTGCCCCCACCCTCAGCGGCGAGACCTGGGAGGAGATGCAGTACGCGACATTGTGTTTGTTCCTGGTCACGGATGGAGGGTTCAGCTCGACGCACATCCAGGACATTACCGGCCCGTACCGCCCCGATTGGCCGGCCCGGATCGTGTCGCCAGCGGAGAGCCAGGCGGCAGCCCAGCTCGGTTTCCCCAGGGAAAAGGCTTGGCGCGCATTCAGCGGCACGAACGAATTCGGGCATCACTATGAGGTCTGGCGGCGCGCGTTCGAGAATGGCGTGGCCTACGCGCGCATCCTCGAGCCCTGGAACGGTTCCACCATGGAGACGTTCTGGCTCCCCAAACCGAGAGATTATTCCTATATCGATCCCCTTGGAGCGATCACGGAACCGGCGCGCATTGGGATCAAGAATGGCGGCGGCGCAATCCTGATCTTTAACCCGGCCCCCCCGTTATCCGACGATCGGGACCCGGTGGCTCAGCCGCCGGAATCCCACAAGTAGCCTCCAGCGTCTCGAGCCAGGACTCCGTGCTCCACCGCCGATTGCACCGCGAACACTTCCAGCGCGTGCCCTCCCAGGCCTGCGCACCGCAATGCGGGCATTGATCGACCCGACGCATCACGCCACGCGCTGATATAGCGGCGCCGGCACGCCCCCCGTCGCTTTCTTGCCCACCACCTTGATCTCGTCCTTCCCGAGCGCTTGTTTCACGGCGCGGGACGCAACGAAACGCGACGCGCCCGTCGCTTCCATCACATCGGTGACCGTGAACGGGCGATGGGCCTTCTCGAGATACGCCACGAGATCAACGCGCGTGGTCGCGGGCTTCTTGGCTTTACGGGCGCGCTTCACCGGCGGCGTTCCCTTTTTGCGGCCGCGGCGCTTCGTCGTGGGCGCGGGAGCGGCTTCGACGTGCCCCCCCCCCTCAATTTTTCCGAAAAACACGAGATTCAAGGCCGCGAGTCGCGACCGATAGTCTTCGTCGATCCGTTCGCGCATCTGGGTATAGAGCGCGTCGTCCTTCATGGGTTGCCCTCCATGGGATCGATGATCTCCACCACCGATCCGCCTTTGATGATGCGCAGCTCGAGCCGTCCATAGCTGCGCCAGAGTTTCTTGTCCCTTGCAAACTTCTGCGTTTCCACGCCCTTCACATCCTCAAAGAAGGGGCGTCCCTTCACCGGTATCACCAGGAAATCGGGCCGGTATACGTTCTCGGCGCAACCGAGGTACAGGGTGGGCTGCCGGATCCACCAGACGAGCTCGCCGGCGGCGACCAGGAGATCCAGCTCCTCCGCGCGGGCCGCTTCCGCCCGCGAGGCGTACAGGATCCCGTTATATCGCCGCGGTTGGGATCGATACTTCGTCCCGCGTTTCCGTTTCCCAAGGGCGAGCGCAAGAACTTCCCGGCGAAGCGCGACACGACGGGGATCCTCCTCCTTACTCGGCCCCATGCTTGGCAATCCGGAGAACCACCTTGTAGATCCGCATGCGGGTCTTCCCGTCGTTCCGAATGCCCACGCATTCGAGCCGACCCCCATGGACGAGCTCATTCACCACGACGCAAACGAGATTCATGGAGAACCGCTGCGTCGGATGCTGCGCCACGACTCCCGCCAGGACCTCGCGCGCATGGAACGGGCGCCGCATCGCCAGCGCGACTGCCCGGATCTTGGCGGCCCGCGTCATGGGGTGCCCACTCGGCGATCCTGCAGACGTCTGCACGGCGTTCATCCCGTGCCCTCCTGGGCGAGCCACTCCTCGAGCACGACCGGCGTTGCGAACTTCTGCGCGGCTTCGTAGACGTGATCCGCGACCGGTGGTGCGCTGCGTGCCCTCGGTTTGTCGCCGGCACCGCATCGGCAGCGATACCCGGTGTCGAGGCCTTCGCAACGCACATAGATCATCCCGACGCCGCCGCAGATCTCGCAGGCCTTGCCCGCCTTGGCTTCCACGACCGCGCGCACCATCATGCGGGCGCACCACGACTGCCAGCCGAACTTCGCGAAATTGGACGGCGTGGCCGCCCCCAGAGAGCGGCGAGGCTTTCCGTCCGGGCCCCGGGTTAGAAACCAATTCCATGCCGTGGCGATCTCGCCCCACGAGTGCCCGGCATCGTGAAGCGGAAGGCTGACGGCATCGAGATCGGCGTCCGTGAACTTGCAGCTCGAGCCCGGCCCGGCTGCGCTCCCCCAGGCCTCCCGCATGCGTGCCCGGCACGTTGCGAGAGTCTGGGGTCTGGGATCTTCCGCGTCGCCCAGCGACGCATCACCACCACCACCGTCCGGATCCGATCCGTTCGCGCGCGCTCGCGCGTCTGATGGTGTTGGTGTTGGTAGAGGTATTGGTATTGGTATAGGAGAGGGAACTTTTCGGGAAGTCTCAGGGAAGATACTTCCCTGTAATTTCCCTGGAGTTTTCCGGTTGCGCTGGGAGATTCCCCTAACGAGCTCGGCCCAATCCTCGACCAACCGGGCGTCACCCTCGACGGGCCGGAGGCTGGGCGGGACCGGCGTCCGACGCGGTCCCATCTTCGTTGGATCGTATGTGTTCGTGCGCTTCCCGGTGCTGCGCGGCTTGAACCACGACACCCAGTGAGCGTACGTCTTCCCCTTTTCGAACCAGACCTCGAGCATGGGTTCCCCGGCCCCCACGTAGAACGCCACACGTGCTTCGACGTCCATGATGGATTGACTGGGCCAGAGGATCTGCTGGAAGACCCAGATGCGTTTCGGATCCAGCAAAAAGCACCCGTAGCTATCGGGTGCGGAGCAGCCGAAATCAGCCAGCACCATGGCGCGCTGATCTTCCGGCAGCTCGAGGACGGATTGACTCTCAAAGAAATCCGGATGCCCGGTAAATGGCTGCCGCATTTAGCGGCGCCCTCGCGAAGTGCTCACGTCTGCCCTCTCTTGCGTGAACTTCAAGGGGCGGAGCGGCGCCCCTTGTCTCGCTCGTCCAGTTTCGTTTTGATCAAAACCCCCGCTCGGGTCTCCTTCTTGTGCACTTGATTCCAGGGATGTTCAACCCCAATGGCTCGGAAGGCGGCGCGCGTGCGGAGTTTTCTGACACGCTCAATCCTCGTCCTCCGGCGCATCTCCCGCCGGCGGGACCTCGATCGTTCTCCCCGGAGATCCATCGATCTCCTCGAGCATCGTCTCGGGCCCCTCCCAGTCCTCGAGCACTTTCCCGCTCTTGTCCTTTTGTTCGAGCTTCGCGCGCGGGATCGGGTTCCCGTCCTGCACAATCCCCGCGCGCACCAGCTCGCCCACGAATCCGGTCTTCGTGACGCGGTAATGCTCTCCAATTCTCAATGTCATCGAGCGCTCCTTTCCCTGCATCCGCGGTACAGTGCTTCTTCGTAGTGATGCGCGCCTACTCGGGCGCCATCTGCCATACCACATCAAAAGAGATCATCGCTCGCCCGCACGGTCGTCCCGATGGATGTCACGAGATGACCGGCAGCGAGCCGTTGTAGATAGGTGTTCCTGCTCGAGCGCGCATAGCCGAGCTGATCGCTCAGGGCTCCACGTTCGATCGACTTGGGATAGATGTCGATCAGGAGCTCGAGGATCCGACGTTCTCCGCCCTGGCCCAGCTTCTCGAGCCAGAAATTACGCAGGGCTGCGCCGGTGGGCGGGGCTTCGTAATTCTGGCCGAGCGCCATTATCCCGATGTCGTTGATCACAATCTTGTCCACTAAAGAGACATCGATGAGGCCGCCGGCAGCGAGGCGATGAAGATAGGTATTGCGGGTGGAGCGCCGATAGCCAGTGATGATCCCGAGCTGCTCGCGCGTCAGCCCCTTCGGGTGCTGCGCGAGCGCGATCAGGATTTTGCGCTCTCCGACGCCCATGTCGCCATTGCCATTCGACACCGGCGCCGTTTCCATGTACCGCTTCGCGGCCTTCACTACCTCCGCGACCGCCCGCTGGCCCGCTTCGGTCTTGGGCGGATTGCAAATGGTAACGACGGGATCGATAAGTTTTCGAATTCGCAGAGCCTCCTCGCCGAGACGCTCGCCCATGTCGGCGAGTGCCTTCTGCATGTTGGCGATTGAAGCTCGATCCTTGTCGGATAGGACCGGAATCTCGACACGTTCCGGCGCGGGCTTCTTGTCTCGCTCCGCCTTGAGTTCGCGCTCGAGCTCGCCTATTCGCCGGCGCAATTCCTTCGGATCGTCGGCCTTTGCGCGCTCGATCGTCTCGGCCATCTGGGTCCGGATCTTCCCGAGGTCGACATCGGCGAGCGTGGCCTGCCGCTTCTTCGCCTTCACGCTGGGCGTCGCGCCGCTGTCGAACGTGCTGCGCCGCGGGAAGCGGATGCGGACAGGTTCTTTGAGGCCGAGGAAGTGCGGGGAATAGATCCAGGCCTCCCCGCTCTCGAGCCCTGGAAGCGTGGCCAGGATTTCCTTGCTCTGGGCCTGGTGCTCAATCCATCCCTCGATCGCCTTCCGGTCCTGGGGTGACGTGGTGCGCAGGATGATCAGAGTCTCGACCTGGGTCAGCACGTTCTTGTTGAGCACGGCCGAGCGCTGTGTGATCAGGGTGCAGCCGAGGCCTCGGAACCCACCGCGCTTCACGATCCGCTCCCAGGCGCCCACGCATCGCGCTTGCTCCCGGAAGGGTTTCTGGGGAATGAAGTCGTCCGCTTCCTCGAGAAAGAGATGCAGGGGCTCGCGGTTCGTGCGGTAGAGCTTCTCGGCGAAGTCGATCAGGAAGCGCGTCTTTGCGCCCTCACTGAGCTCCGAGACGTCGATCACGCACGAGAGCCGCTCATCGACGATCAGCTGAGCCAGAAAGGCTCCGCCTCCCTGCTCGAGCGGCACATCACCATGCTCTCCCCCGAAGATCGGAATCTGGAGCCCCGGACCCTCACCGCTTCCGGACGATCGCAGGCCCCACCAGTCCCCTTTCGGGTCGATCACGACGAAAGGCAGCTTCGCGCGGAACATTTCCTCGGCCATCACGGCCGCGGCGTTGCTCTTGCCGGCGCGGCGCACCGCCAGGATCCCGAAGGTCTGGGTGACGGCCTGGTCGGGCAGCACGAGGCCCTTATGATTGAATGCGCCGGGCGGCGAAATGCGGAGCGTCATCAGTCGATCCAGACCACGGCCTTTCGGCCGCTCTTGGTCAAGCGCGTGAAACCACTGTCGCGAATCATTCCTTTGAGATAGAGCTCACGCACGCGCGGGCAGATGCTCTGGATGGGATGTCCCGTGAGATCAGAAAGCTCCTCGTTCGTGCGGCCCTTCGGCGCTTCCTGGATCAACCAGTGCACGCGCTCTTGAAGCGTGCGGAAGAACGGAACCGCGAGCTGGGCGGCCGCCACCGACGTCTCGGTCTGGTTCGCCGGCGGCAGGCCGCCATAGGGCTCTCGATTCACTTGAACGTCGCCGGCGAAAAGGCAATGCGGGCGAGACAGGACAGCGCGATCGCGAACACCAGGCTCGCGAGGACGGTCACGCCGACGACGACCAGGAACGTGCGCATCAGGATTCGCGTCTCTCGGAGCGGGAGCGGCGAAAGCTACCGCGGTCAGGACAGGTGATGTGGTGATTGAGCCCGAGAGCCCCATCGATCGGAACAGTGTTGCCCGTTTTGGAATGCTGGGCCCAATAGATCCGGCAGCCGCAGGTTTTGCCGCGACAGGTCGAATGGCCCCACCCGAGCGCCTCCGCCACCGCGGCCAGCACTTGCTCAGGAGTTTCCGGAACCCGCAGATCCGGCATCAGTATCCCGCTTCGGACGAATCCATCAGCAGCGGCATGATGAGCCCACGGAAATCGAGAGCTCGGAGAACCAGCGGTTTGGGAAAGGGATGGATTTCCATCCTGACTGGATGGCTCACCCCAACGTCGACTGAGGGCAGCTTGCTCACAAATTCCAGCATCTCGAGCAGATAGCGAGAATTGATTTCGAGGACCGCGATCGGCTTGTCTTTCGGGAACACCGTATCCCAATCGGGATATTTCCCCTCGACCTGCTTCAGCGGGAACACCGCCCCATGTGCGCCGTGGATGATCTCCTTGCCGACGATCTGGAGAGGGGCAAGTCTTTTCGCGCTATGGAGAAGTTCGGGCTCAATCGTGACAGCCGGGGCCTCTGCCCCCTGTTCGAGAGGGAGCTCGACCAGACAATGACCATTCGTTGCGACTACATGGGCTCCTTCAACATGAAGCCCGGTGAGTGGATACCGATCGGGGTCGTCGGATACGTACTTGAGACACGCCAAATGATGCCGTTCGAGCTTCACGTCCATGTCCTATGCCCTCCAAAGAAGGGCCGAGAGGAGAATGGCCGTTCACTCCTCCCGGCTTTTTTGCGCCCCGGTGCTCGCCCGAGCGATGGGGCGCGAATAGGACCCCCGCGAGTTGCGTCACGATTTTGCCGATCTCGACGCCGCTTCCGCTTCGAAAGCGTTGACCCCGCGGGGGAAAAACCGATCAGAAACCCATCAGCAGAAGGAGCAGAATCCCAACGCCCAAGCCCACCAAGCAGTCCCCGAGCGTCCACCGATCGGGAACCCCGAGCGGTTCATCTTCCTCACGCCACTCGCGAACCATGAACGTCCTCCTGTGACTTCCCCTGGGATTTCGCCAAGCGTTTGCGCCGGTCGCGGGCCCGCTGTTGCCGCATCGCCCAGCGCGCGCGCTGCGACAATCGTTCGATCAGGTATCCCCGCAGCCGCTTGATCACCTGGAGCTCGCGCTCGCGCGCGGCTCGCTTGGCCCACGCGAACGAAAAGGGCTCGCGGCACTCGTTGCAGACGCAGAGCTCCTGCACCGCGTCGACGAACGATGCGGCCCGCCCACACTTGGGACAGAGGGGCGTGAAACGGGGGGGCCGAGATGGGTCGGGAGCGATCGCGCTAGGCGCGGGCCCCACGGAAGGGCCGCCACGATCGATGCTTCCCCACCTCAGCATGCTCACGAGAGCGCCCCCCAAAAACGCCGGCCATGGGGGGAAGGCCACCCCGTCGCGTCCAGGGAAAGGGGGTCCCCACGGCCGGCAAAAACGCGAGTCGTGGACCCCAGGCGTGGATTAGCCAGCACCCAATGCAAGCTCGTCCGGACCTTTCCACGACTCGCAAAACTGGTCTTCATGCGGAGGCTCCCGGTTGCCCGTTCTGGGGACGGCCTGGGAGCAGGGACAAGATCTCCTGGCGGGAGAAGCGCCAGCGCTTCCCTATCATCTTCGCTGGGAGCTCTCCGGAGGCCGCTAGGCGCCGAACGGTCGTCTCCCCAATGCGGAGGATGTCCGCGACTTCCTTCACGCTCAGAACGTCCGCTGACACTTTTTGCCTCTTTCTCACCATGTCCTCCGTCGCAGAATGTATCGGCACGTATCTAAAGGAATCAACCAAAAAAGATCACCACGGCCAAATATGTTGCAATCGGGCTCAGTTCATTGACTTACGTCACATGCCTAGTAGGGTGGAGTCCGATGCTCGCAAAGCCGGTGGGCCGACTGAAGCTTGGCGAAGCGATCGCGATTGTGCGGAGCGCTCGAGGATGGACGCAGGAACAGCTTGCGAATGCCTCGGGGGTGAGCAGAATGACGATCAGCAGGCTGGAGCTGGGGGAACGAATACCCCGCCGGGCCACGCTTTATAGGCTTGCCAAAGCTCTGAAGATCCCATCAGAGTTGCTATCAGATTCGCGAGTATCCGAAAGCGAACTCCTCGCCGCATTGAGGGCTCCCACCGGGAGCCGAAACCCGAAATCC